GCTACAAACTTCCCGACTTCTTGAAACAACTTGCGATAAGTTCCTTCAAAGTACTCCGGTTTGATATAAGGTAAGACCTTACGGGTGAAATTCTCGTTTACTAGCAGATTACGGAGAATAGTCTGCTCGAGATTAATATTCATCAAATTGCTCATCCTCGTAAATAAAATCAGCTATATCTTCATAACAATCGTCACAGATGTAAAGAAGCCCTATATTTGTGACCTGAGGATTTTCTACCGATTCGTACGAGTATCGAAACTCACGATAGCTGTCATCTTCATTTAAGGGTTCTTTACACTGTGCACAATGGTGGGTCATTTCTTTTCCGCTGCTTCCTCTAATATACTGAATAATATCTCTTTTGCTACAGATTGTAAATCCCTATTTTCTGTAGTAAGATCCTGATCTGGAGAATTGACAATGTTAAAATTGAATTTAAGATGATCGTTTTCTACCCGAAGAGTTCCATATTGAATAACGGTTTCGACGAAGTCTCCTGATAAGATACGAACCCCCCAGAACTCATTCTCGTCAACAGAGTTTGGTATTAATTCATAATCCCGATTCTCGATCATTAGTCGGTATCCTCTACGACAATATCATCAAAGTCTACAAGTGAGGTTTTACCGATCTGATACTGTTTGCGGATGAACTCTTTAAAGTCCGTCTCTTCTAGGATTGGCTTCCAAAACTCCTCGCTAAGCGTGTCCTTCTCTCGATATTTGTTTCCAAGAATTTGTCCAGTATCAGTATCATAGCGTTGATACCATCCTGCAGAAGGCTTGACGACGTATTGACCCGCAAGAGCAACTTCAAGAAGGCCAGACCAATTCTGAACTCCACCCTCCCAAGAAACAGAAATAGGGATCTTAGATTTTTCTTTAACATAACGCGATTTCTCCACATTGATTACAAAATGATAACCTTTGATTTCATTATTCTTCTTGTCCTGCTGACGTCCAAGAATCCAGATGTTATCAGCAGAATAATAGATGCCAGTACCGCCAGAGACAATTGCTTTTGGAAACAATCCCATCTCCTGGTAGGTATGATTGATAGCAAGCATTGGAATATTCTTCATGGCAAGATATGGTGTTGCCATGCGGAATAGACCTTTTAGTGCCTTTGCACGTGACATATCGGCAACTGACTTTTCGTTCAGTGCATCTTCCATTTCTTTCTTCGATGCAATGTTACCGATGGAGTCGATTACAACAATGACTTTATCTTCCCGACTAATCTCTTCAAGTTGATTGATTAGATCGAACTTAAGCTCTTCTACGTTTGTGACAGGTGTGTGCAACACACGTGCAGTGTCGATACCAAATTGCTGGAAGTACGACTGTGGAGAACCAAACTCCGAATCATAGAAAAGAATGACGGCATCCTTATACTTCTTAAGATATGCGGATGCTATAAGAAGCGCAAATGAAGTCTTAAAGTGCTTTGACGGTCCGGCAAGAACCGTAAGACCTGGACTCAGTCCTCCGTCGATATCGCCAGAAAGGGCAACATTCACCATTGGTACGTCGGTAGGAATCATTTCCTTATCATTGAAAAATTTAGATTCAGAAAGAACAGAGGTCTGCTTGACCTTCGAGTTCTTTTTGAGTTTATCCATTATACTTGACATTTTGTTCCTTTTCCCTTTCGTCTAATTCATATTGGCTCCGGTATGCACTGTTAATTCTAACACATTCTTCCACCAATGTAAATCTTTTACTGTAATTAATTAGAGCATTTGTGTCCTTTGGGAAACATGCTCCCCCATATCCTTGTTTGCCGTCAAATCCTGGTACCTTCGTATGAGAAGAACCGATACGAGGATCAGCACTAACCGCCTTCATAATCTTAGTATAGTTTGCAGACGTATCCTTTACTGCATCATACAATTGATTGAAAAATGTGATCTTTGTAGATAGAAACGAATTAATAGCATACTTAACGAATGAAGCCTCGGCCATACTCATTACGTACACCGGCACATCATCACATAGGCTATATTCATCATAAAAGCTTTTTAATCGATAACACATTTCTGGGTGTCCGCCAAAGACATGAAATTCAGGATGTACAAAGTCCTGTTTTGCAGATGCTTCAGTTAAAAATTCCGGATTATATACTACGAGATCATTTTCGTAATCTTCGGCAATGTCAGGAGTAATAGTGGACTTAATAACGATATTTGTTGTTGTAAATAAAATACCTCGTGTTACAAACTTCATAACAGAATCAATGATACCTCGATCAATTGCGCCGTCATCTTTCATAGGCGTAGGCACGCACACGAAAATGAAATTATAAGAATTTGGATCCCCCAAATCTTTTTCAATAGTTGTACCGTAGATTGGATCAATAATAACCTTTTCGACTTGATCGTTCGTAAATCCATAGTCAACAGCTTTACCGACAAAGCCATGACCAATAATTGCGATTCTTTTCATTCAGTAAATTCCCATTCTATACCGGCTTCTTTAAAAAGCGCGGCGGATTTATTCCACGATTCTTTCCATCGATCGGAATTCGGATCTCCATCCATAACCACTCGTTTTACCCCAACCTGTATAAGTCCGAGTGCACACTTATGGCAACAAGGCAAACCCGCAACATATACAGTAGATCCATTAAGGGATACGCCGTTATATGTTGCATTAAATATAGCATTCATTTCTGCATGAACAATCAGATCATACTTAACCTCTCGATCGTCTAGCCTCCGCTTCCGATCAAGAATACCTCTTGGAAATCCGTTATACCCGGTGGAAAGAACCTCACCCTTTCCCCCAACTGCTACTGCGCCGATCTTACTCGAAGGATCTTTCGACCAGGTAGAAACTAGTTGGGCCAGCTCTATATATCGTTTATCCCACTTATCCATATAGCTCTCTCCAGATGTTTTCGTTAATGATCCGCTGCTGCATAGGATCGGTACGAATAGTTTCGGTCTTTAAGGGATGCTTGTCTCTCATTAAAATCTTTTGTGGGACAATATCTTTGAAAGCTTCTTTTAGAACCTTTTTTTCTCCATTACGTTGATCGTAGGGCGTGGAAAGAGCGTGCCTGACGATGCTAGGTGATAGGAATGGAGATCTAAGCTCAATAGTGCTATACATCATTGTACGATCCAGCTTTGGAAGGTGATAGTATGGTAACTCACACCAAACGTCAGATGCTTGACTATCATACTCCTTTGCCCGACGATAACCACCAAAGAGTTCATCTGCACCGTCACCAGTTAGTACTGCATGGAAGCCAAGCTCTTTGAGCTTACGGGCCATTGCTATCTGGGGTTTCGTGCTACCCAGATCCACAGGAGACTGATGAATACGCACACTGTCCACGTCAGTAACTCCTTCCAGTTTAACCTCAACCATATCTTCCGCAACCAATTTCGCATAGTCTTCTTCTCCGTTGTCAACGTGAATAGCCGTCACTTCGCGACCAAGTATTTCTGTAATGATCTTATACACAATGGTTGAATCGAGCCCACCGGATAATAGGATTGAAAGGTCACGCTGACCGCCAAGCCTACGTCGGACAGATTCGATTAGGTCTGTGCGTAGGTCACTAGTCGGAGTCATACTCCAATCCCAGTACTTTCTCACGATACCATCACTAACAGTGCATCCTGGGGGTAGCTGTTTAATCTCATTCCACGGAGTACCACCGGTTGGATCATAACCCCACTTCATAACGTTTGAATGAAAGAGTTCATTACGGGTAACCTCACCAAACTCTTTCAGAACATCAGGCTCAGATGCCATTGCATCAACATCAGTTCGATAGTAAAGGGGTTTGATTCCGAGATGATCTGTGACGCCGAATAGTTTACCTTTTAAGATAGTGACAAAGGTAAAGAACCCATCGAACTTTCGAAAGCCACGAATACCTTCACCGAACCAAAACGTTTTCCAAGCACACTCGATATCATTTTGGAAGCCAAGTTCTTTATAATTGAAGATCTCTCCAACAAACAACGAGGTCGAGTTTTCACTAGGTTGAATAGCGATATCAGGGTCGAGATTTACAAACGGCAAACTGTAATGTGCCATTTTCACACCTTTTGGCCAAAGGGTATCGTATAACTTATAACCTTTATACCCTGGTAATCCACGATAAGATATCTTTTCTATGATCTGTTCTAGATCCACATTTGAATTAGAACAGGCAACAAATCCACACATTAAACGGCAGCTCCTTCAAAGTTAGACCAATCATAGTCATTAATACCCGCAAGCTGCTTAAGAGCAAACTTGTCGTTGACAAAGCAATGTAAACTAGTTGAGCTGAAATGTAAATACCCTGGTTTGGCATTAATGCCACTTTTTTCAATCATCCACATAGTTAGACGATTAGCAAAGTAAAGATCGTTATGCAAGTGTCGCACGACGTCGCACGAGCGCATGTGATAAGAACAATGTAGTTGACCACCACGTTCCATGAAGTGCCAACCGAATGAACATGGTACACGTTCACCTTGATTCGCAGCTATAATATCCTCGGGAAACCACATAGGAACATAGCATTGGCGGGTGGTACTATCACTTTTAAGAAGTTCAACAGCATCACCAAGATTGCCCGTCTTAAAGCGAATACCATCCATAGTTGGTGCCCACATACGTTCAGGATACGAATGAGAAAATGCTTGTTGACCTTCAGACATATACTTGTCAGTATCTTTTAGCCACATCGTATGAGATGGGGGTGGATTAAGTGGTTCGCCACCAGTACGTTCGTCAAAGTGTACGTCTGCCCAAGGTTGGGTCGCTTTTAATTCATCAGAAGCTTTTTTCACATCACTATACATAGGTGCCACAAGATCGGCGTGAAGAACCTCGAGAAACGTTGGGGGTTCTTTGGTGCCTTGCCAACTACCAGTTTGGATGGTATACCCCTGTTTGTATAATAGGGACCTAAGATTTTTCAGACCTTCACCTAGATTTCTGCCACTTACTCTATTCACTGTGCTACTCCTCAGATGTTTTTATATTTGCTAATATAACACATTCCGTTTGAAATGTAAACCCTAAAAATGGGGTCTACAAGCTTTTTAGAATACTCCACGTTTCTTCCCACGATCTAACTGTATAAACCGTACCGCCGTTTTCGGTAATTTTTTTCGATATGTCATAATCATTTCCGCCCGGGGATGTCATGTCACCGAAGAAAATAACCTCATCCAGTTGGGGGAAGTCAGTTAGAATCTGTTCTTTACCGTGTCCAATTTCCGTAATATCAATACCAGTCTCGCCTGCTACCTGAAAATTGTATGCAGGATATTTACGACTGAGTTTGATAGCAATAGATTTTCTCTCATCCTTATGTTCGTCCCATTGACGATATAAGAACCTATCCTCAAGGTTAGCATTACGACCCACAATAGAAAAATTAATTGAACCGGGTCTATAATCGATATGATGACCAGTTTTTCTATTAAATTTACTTGACTCTAAAACTTCGTCTAAATCTGAAAGCAAAGACTGGGGTAAATGGATTTCATTCGTGTGAATATTTTTTCCCTGCTCCCATACATCATTTCCACTACATTGATATGCGCGTTGGAAGAGATGATATAAGTCCCCGATCTGCTCATAAGTTTTTGACTTATCCGATCCTGTCACCAGATAAGCCAAATTTGTCTTTAGAAATGCTTTTAGCCAGTTTCTAAAATCTTTATCTATTTTCTGACGACTCGGTGTAAGTGTTCCGTCTACGTCAAAAAGATATTTAATCACCTTTAAATCCCACGGTCTCACGCTTAATGTCATTATGATTAAACTCTGCCCAATATAATTCGTAAGCAACACCAGACACTAGACATTCAAACTGATGATAAAGTCCTGGTTTGACTTTTGTATAATCTCCCTCATATAGAATAGTCTCATCCACTAGATCATAATCTTTCTGCCAGACACGAACTAACATTACACCTTTTTCAACATAGAACCCATTCCATTTGAATTCGTGGAGATGTTTAGAGCAAACACCTCCTTTATTCATTTGAATACGATGAAACTCTAAAGCACCATTCGCTTCAATCATTTCAGTCATACCCCAAACTTTACCTGCTTTCATCTTTATTCCCTTTCAAATATCTACGAATATGCCCGCGGACATGCTCGATTTTGTAATCGGTACTCCAACCTTTTAGATAGTCGTTATCACGATCAAAGAATCCGAGCATTTCTTCTTCAGTGCATTCGTAGTGATCCACAATCTGTTCACCAAGATGTAATTGTGAAAACTCTTCGCATTCTTCCAGTGTCACTGTGTCAAGTGCCCAGTCAACTAGATCTTTATCAGTTGGTGTAACATCTGTGTTCAGCTTACGCAAATCATCCTTATGCATCACATAACGCATACGGTGTGTTGAAATGCATGTTACTACAATATAATCATTATCAAACATTTGCTACATCCATTTCAGTTTCTTTATCGTCCCAGCGATATTTTCCGGATACATGACGGCAGGTCTTTACACCATTCAAAGAGAAGATTAAGACGCCACCAGACTTATAAAGATACTCATATACATTTCCAGCACGATCTTTGTATGTCTTACCTTCTTCAAACATCGGTTACTCCATATCCACTATATCAAGAACTTTGTTGTATTCAATCGTATAACCACAGGCACGAAGAAAGTTCTGAAACTCTTGAAGCACTTCATCAAGTGTGCTATCATCGTGGACTTCTATCTCAACCTTAGTTCCGTGTTCATTCCACCTGCTAAACTTCATTCGATAATCCAATCCATATTCGACCAGTCAGTATCTTCTGGCATCAGCTCAACTTCGTCGCCATGACGTTCTTGTAGTACGTCCCACACCCAAGCGTTGTTCGTTCTCAGAGTGTAAGACTCTTTACCACAACAATATGTGCTACCACTAGAACCAGAGAAATAATAAGCCCTGTCATCTTCTTCTACCTTTGTAATACCACTATTCATGCGCCAATTGTCGCCAGTCGTATATCCACCAGACCAACCAGCAAGAACACGGTAGTGAGGGTCGTCTCCTTTGATTTTGATAACGACCCAGTTGTCAGGTTTGTATTCGTTCATTATTATGATCCCTCATAGCTAATAGTCTTATCAATCTTCACATAGACCTGTTCCCACGCGCACCCATCTGCTGGAACAATACGAACATACTCTGGAAGCATGTTAGAGTCAACATCTCCATGACCACCTGCTAAGAAATATTCCCCAGTGATTTCTGGTTTGGCATGGCGAAACCGTTCACGTTCTCGTTGGTAAACATCAAGTGCTTTCTTGAGTTTATCAATCTCATCCTCAAGAACATCAATCTTATGCAGAGCATGTTCATGACGACGAGTTAGATCATCTATTGTCTGTTGCATCTCAATCGCTAATTGCATCATCTTGCTCCCAATAACGAACATAAAAGTGTTCACCACATGCATCAATTTCTGACTGTGGATAACCTTCACTCAATAGCCATGATCGGATATCTTCATCAACTCCTTCTGGAATAGGCTTTGGAAAACCATACTTCCAACCACTAGGTGGGTCACACATTGTTACTTTCATTATATTCTCCATACAGCTTTCCATTGTCCAGGAGCCCATGCTTGAACTACTTGTTCATTTAAATATAGAACTAAAGCGCCATCGATAAACTTACAACTAGTTGCTTCTACAACTTGTATAGTGGACAACGATTCAACATTATAAGTGTGCTTCATTCCACTTCTCCACGTCTTCTGGTGTGTTAATTTCGATACCGTTCCATTCTACACCATGTATGCTGATATGTAAACCCCCTTTATACCATCGAAGTTGTTCTAATTGCTCGATTTGTTCATATTCATCAGGTTCAGTTCTCATGTATCCAAGTAAAGCCTGACGGGTATACCCATAGATTCCAAGATGATGATCACCATAAGTAAACCCGCGGCCGAACCAGTGAGCTTTGTTTCCATTATGAATCATTTTAACAGTATTCGGATCTAGTTTTAATTT